GATCGGTCAGAATGAGATTTGCCTTGGTGTCACCCATGAGAGCAGATACATCTTCCGCAGATGTGGCATCACCGCACATCAGCTTGTGTCTGCCAACTGTCCATATATCGCCACGCTGGACAAAAGCCGCTTTTTCCAGTGCAGTGGTGAGGTCAAAATCATCGTCTTTGACTTCATCACCGCTGTTTGTATCAAATAAATCAGCAATTTCAGATTCATCGAAACCGGTCAAACCAAGGTCAAATCCGAGATTCTGTAACTCTTCCATCTCAACAGCAAGCAAATCATCGTCCCAGCCTGCGTCCAATGCCATACGATTGTCGGCAAGAATATATGCCTTTTTCTGTGCCTCTGTGAAATGGTCAACATATACACAAGGAACTTCTGTAATTCCTTCTTCCTTTGCTGCCATGATGCGTCCATGCCCAGCAAGAACGTTGTATTCCTTGTCAATGATGACAGGATTCACAAATCCAAACTCACGGAGGGAAGAACGGAGTTTCAGAATCTGTTCTTTATTGTGTGTACGAGCGTTATTTGCATAAGGCACTAACTTGTTGATGTCAACAAGCTGAAATTCTGTGGTCATTGTCATCTGTAATTCCTCCTCTGCTGAATTCTGAGCATACCTCTTCGGGCGGCATCCATATTGCCTTTGACAGCCTGTCCTTTTATCGTGCGGTATTGCTGTTTGGTCATGTTGTTTCTCTGCTGTTTCAGTTCTCTCCAGAATTGAACATCTGCTTTCATGTATTTCTCACTTTCTGCTTCTCAGTAATTTTTCCATCATATCTTCCTGCGGATTGCCCTGAAATTCCACAGAGCAGTTTTCACGGACTATCTGAAAAATCTGATTCCAGATTTGGTTTGCCTGTTTCATGTAATTTTGTGACATCGCTACATAGGGAGAGGCAATTGCCGCACCAGTTGTAGGATGTTTGGAAATGTATCCGTACTTTGTGACAATCTGCTCACAGTGAATCCAACGGGAAATGCTCATGGCATACTGTTCCACAAGCTGACGGCTGACGATCTTCTCGCAGGAACGTTCTTTCAGCCATTGATAAGTTTCTGTATACACATCATCTGCAAGGAGTTTTGTGCCGTCACGCTGTAATTCTTTCATGAAATCTCTGACAGGCGGTGTTTCAGCAGATTCTATATCCGCAGGCTGCATCATAACTTCTGCCGATTTTCCCTCAGCAATCTTCTCAGTGAGTGCTTTTCTCGGCCTGCCTGCACCCGGTCTTGCACCGCCTCGGTTTGTACCGTCTTTCGCCATGATGTCATCACCTCCGAAAAATCAAAGAAAATCAAACAAAACTTAAAATTGGGCATAAAAAATGCCGACTGCAAAAGTCGGCAAAGTTAGCTGTTATCAGTGTTTTTCAGTATTTTTATCTCTGAGGGGTCAATAGGGTATTTGAATACCCGTTTTTGTGCGTGAGAGGGGACGCCGGTCTGTAAAAAATTCACAATTAGCGATTTTTATCCCCCCACCGGCAGCATTTCAGACACAATCAATACCGATAGACGGGATTTCGGTCTTCTGTCCACGTCTTGCGGTCATGGCAGGACTTGCAAAGAGCCTGCCAGTTGCTTTCATCCCACATCAGATGCGGATCACCACGGTGAGGAATGATATGGTCGACCACGGTCGCTGCCGTGAACCGTCCCTGTGCTTTGCACCGCACACACAAAGGATGCCGGCGGAGGTACGCCTTGCTCAGTCTCTGCCACTTGCTGCCGTAGCCACGCTTAGCGGCAGACGGTCGGTCGGGGTGAAGAGACTTGTGCTCCTCGCAGTACTTGTCCTCGGTCAGATTCGGACAGCCGGGGTGACTGCATGGGCGTTTACTCTTCCTCGGCATAGCCGACACCTCCTTCGAGTATAACAAAAGCCGCTGCGGTCAGATCACAACGGCTTTACATAATTCTTCTATTATACAGTTTACCACATATCCTCGTGTAAGTCAAGTTTTATGAACTCTCATCAACTCTCAACTTTTCGAGGACTTTGGTATGGAGACGGTAGATATTCTGTACGCTGTAGCCGAACTCCGAAGCGATTACTGCCCACGGCTTGAATTCAAGGTAACGCTTGGTAAGCAGGTCACGTGCATCACTGTCCTCCACCTGACGGATGCGGTTCTCCATGTCAGATATCAGGGCATCATACTCCGCCTGCGTTTCCTGTATCTCCTGTTCCAGTGCCATGATTTTGAATACAGTTCCTTCCATCTTGCTGTGGTCGGGAGATACCGTCTTTGGCATATCGCTGATGCCGCTGCCATTCATACCCTCAGCTCTCTGACGCAGCAGACGGATTTCATGTATTTTCCGGTTGATGCGTTTGCGGAGTCGTTCCGCTTTGTTCCAGTATTCCTTCATGCTGCTTCCTCCTTCATCATAACAATCAGCTTCTCACCGTCTAAGTCGGACAGAAAGGCAAACCACTGCGACCGCAGGAAACGCTCGCATTCGCGGATCGTGCCTTCGTCTTTTTCGCTCAATGCCTGTTTGTAGTCCAGCAAAGCTCTCTCAATAATTGCCGCAGACAGCGGCACATATCCTTCGCTCATTTTACTCTCGCTTTCACTGCACTCATCATTGCTGCTTGTGTTTTATCCTTGTTTTCCAGAACCTTCATGATATCTTCATCAATCGTTCCCACCGATACGATGTGGTGGATTACGACCGTTTCGGACTGCTGCCCCTGACGCCAGAGGCGGGCGTTGGTCTGCTGATACAGTTCCAGCGACCACGGCATCGTGTACCAGATGATGGTGCTGCCGCCGGACTGCAAATTCAGTCCGTGACCTGCGGAAGAAGGCTGTATCAGTGCGATTGGTATTTTGCTTGCATTCCAGTCGGCAATGTCTGTATCGGTCTTGATCTCTCTGCACTCGAAACGCTCCATGATGCTGTCCCGTTCATGCTTGTACCAGTATGCGATCAGAACAGGTTTGCCGTTTTGCGCTTCGATCAGATCTTCCAGTGCGTCCAGCTTGTGGGAATGTATCCGCATCACGTTGCCGCCATCGGTATAAACCGCACCGCTGGCAAGCTGTGTCAACTTTCCACACAGGACACCTGCATTTGCTGCTGTAATGGAATCCCGCACGAAGTCCAGACACATATCCTGTTCCATATCTTTGTAAATTGCTGCAGCCTTCTCATCAAGTTCCACTCTATCCGCTGTCGTTACCAGCTCCGGCATGGTCAGGTGGTCGGTGGTTTTCATGGAGATGCTGATATCAGCGATTTTGCCGTATATTTCCTTTTCCGCGCCCTTTCTCGGTGTGTAAGTGAAGCCGCTCCAGTCCGGTGTAAAATATGCATCACGATACTGTCCGATACGCTTGCCGAGACGTTCACCCTTGTCCAGCAGACGGAACTGCGCCCACAAATCCATGAGTCCGTTGCTGCATGGTGTTCCGGTCAGCCCTACGATGCGCTTTACGAAAGGTCGTACCTTCCGTAGTGCTTTAAATCGCTTGGACTGATGATTCTTGAAGGAACTCAGCTCGTCAATAACGACCATGTCAAAATCAAACGGCATTCCGCTGCTTTCAATGAGCCACTGCACATTCTCACGGTTGATGATGTAGAGGTCGGCTTTCTTCCGGAGAGCCGCAAGCCGCTGTTCACGGCTGCCCAGCACCAGACTGTAATTCAGCCCCTCAAGGTGATCCCACTTGGCGATCTCGGCAGCCCAGCTATTCTTACATACACGAATCGGGGCGATGATCAGTACCTTGCGTACCTCAAACTTGTCAAACATGAGGTCGTTCAGCGCCGTCAAGGTGATGCTGGTCTTGCCGAGTCCGCATTCCAGCAGGACTGCCGCCTCTGGGTGTGTTTCGATGAAGTCCACAGCGAACTTCTGATAGTCATGGGGTTTGTATTTCATCAATGATCCCTCCAATCTGATCGGGGCTGTCCAACACAAACGCCTTGAAGCCCAGCCGCCGAAGTGTTTTGATACGAAGTCGCTGCAGCGACCGGGGCTTTTCGCCGGGTGTTTTGACCTCCACGAAACCGATTCTGCCGAATGGCATCAATACGATGCGGTCTGGCACACCTGCTGTTCCGGGAGAGGTAAACTTCCAACAGACACCGCCTTGTACTTTTATGGCAGCGACCAGTTTTTCTTCAATTGATTTTTCTCGCATAAAATCGACCTTTCTGGGAAATAGTGCAGGTCGGTGAATGTCATTTCCAAACCTTTCTATAGGAAGAAAATTCTATGTTTTTTCTCGCCTGCGTAAGGTCTGTATATGAGTTTCACCGACCTGCACTTTCCCGATTTTACGTCGTTTTTGAATGATGAAAGTGCAGGTCAATCAAGAAATTCCAGACGAATTTGAAGCCCATAGATGGTAATTCCGCTGTTCAGCTTCTTGCGCTTATATCCTGCCTGCTCCAACGCACCGTAGAAATCGGTCGTGCTGCGGACATACTCACCATTCTCTATGCAATACTCACGATAACGCTTATACAGCTCTCCGGACTTCTCATGATAGGACGCATCTACATCGCAGCAATCATTGATGAATGCTCCAAGCCAGTCATTGCCGTCACGATACGCTCCGATCGCATCCAACACACATTGTGGGCGGTCTACCTTGAAATCGGCGGCGACCACTTTCATGGCACCCTCGATCAGCCAGCTCAGAACCGCACCGCCTGCATTGTCAATGAGGTACTGGGTATAATTCTTAATGTCAGCCTGTCCCTGAATCTTTGCATGGAACGGGATCACGATCAGTCTACGCCATGTGCCGTCATCGGAGGCAGACACCTTCGGCAGGTGGTTGGTATACAGCACCAGCGTGTGGCTTGGCTCAAAAGAGAACGGAGCCTTGAACTTCTTTTCTGCGAAAATGGGATCGGTCGAACAGAGCTGTTTTACCACAGAGGTATTCAAACGCATACCTTCCTGCAGCTCGGCAGCAATAATCAGCCGCTTGCCCTTCAGCTCTGCCATTTCGGGCTTCACGTTTCGCTTGCAGTTGACGGTCAGGGCGTCAGCAGAGATATTGCCGGAATAGCTGCCCAGCACCTTGTAAATTACATTCCAGAATGTCGATTTGCCGTTGCGTCCATCACCATAAGCAATAATCATCGCCTCGGTGTATACCTTTCCAATCAGGCAAAGTCCGCAGATCATCTGGACATAGTCAATGAGACTCTGGTCGCTGCAGAAGAACACCTGCAAGGCTTCCTCCCATAACTGCCTGCCTTCCTCATTCGGCACGACCGCTGTCACTTTGGTAATCAGGTCAGCAGGATCAGTCGCTCTCCAACCGTTAATACCTTTCGTCAGATCATAAGTGCCGCCGGGCGTATTCAGCAGCATAGGATTCCCGTCAAGCTGCTCCGGGTGCTTCAGTACCAGTGGTTTGGCGGCATCAAGGGCGTTATTCAGACTTCGGATGTTGCGATACTTCATCACGAAATCGTGGTATATCTCCGAAAATCTGAATAGCCCATATGCAGCACCCTGCTCCGGATTCAAACTATCACGGAACTTTTTACCACCCGCTTTTGCCAGCATTCTGGGAACGCCGAGCTTTTCCAGTGCACATAAATGTTCTTCCATCTTGCTTTCCGCATCCGAAAGCTGGGCATCGGTATGTTCAATCATCGCCATGACCGCCGCCTGTTCCGATTCCTCCCAATATACACCATTGTAACGCAGGTAATTGGTAGCAACCGTGAAGGTGATTTCCTCGCCAAAGCAGTCCACGAAAGTACGGGCTTCACCGACATCGGAAAAATCATCCGGCAGGAGAGGATTTTGTCCGAACTGGTCGGGCGGAACATATCCGTCCTGCGAGGTAACCTTGCTGCCGAACTTGCAGGCACTGTTCCAGATGCTTTCCAATTCCGTATCATCAAGAGGAGGATTGCACTCGGCTGCTTTGTCCAGAAATTTCTGACGGGCTTCATCCGTCACACCGAAACGCTTGACCAGTCTGCCCGCAATACGGGACAGGGTGCTGTTGCGCTGCCCTTCTGGAATGCTGCGGTTCGATTTCATCAGTGTCAGCCAGTCCTCGATAGTCAGACTCCCTTCGTGCCAAACCACCTCACCTTTCGAGCCAAACAGAAAACGGGAGGCATCCAGCGCATTGCCGTCAAAGAAGGGAAGTTCTTTGTAGATACGGGTTTTGATTGCTTTGTGAAATGTTGCATCCTTGCAGGGCATTGTCGGGAAAAATACATGGAAACGAGGGCGGGCGGATACCGAGCCTTTCGCCAGCATATGATGACGACTGTATGTGACCGCAAATGCCACATCTGTTAGCATCTCCGACAGCTTTTCGGGCGTGATCCACTCGTCCGTATCGTCGGAATGGTCGTTGTCACAGTCCATCGGCACAACATCCGAGAGCTGGAAGTTAGTGTCACTGCGGGAAAAATTATCATACAGTGCGCACACATGATCGAAGGCGACCGCCTTCTTTAGGTCAGCTTCAGAGGTAATGACTTTCTGGTGTGGGTAGTTGGTGTTCTTCGCATTGCCGGTACAGTCGGCAGTATACAGGGTAAATTTCATAGCTTTTCCTCCAATTCTTCCGTGAAATAACGAATTCTCATGTGTTTACGCTTCGCACGGTCAATCTCCGCCTTCATGCCTACGGAGATATTCTCACCGAACACCCAAAGCTCCACGCACTTGCTCATCAGCACCCAGTTCATAAAAATGGCTGTATCCCGTTCCTCTGGAATATCGTCGTCCATGAACTGCGTAAAATAGATGTGCGGTGCAATCGGCAGATAGTGCTTGTCTACGGCAAAGCGGCTGTATCTCTTGGCGTTCTTGATATTTCTCTCCGTATCTCCGGAGTAAGGAGAGCAGATATACACAATGGGTCGGAAGGCGGCAGCCTTGCGGACTGCCTTTTCTTCCTTTTCCAGACGGGTGAACGCCTCGTGTTCTGTAGGGCTGAAATAGCCCTCTGCGTTGTACTTATCTGCCATTGCCGTGCTCCTTTTTTATGCGTTCCGCATACCATTCCAGATGACGCTTTCTCGTCTGAAAATCTGGAACTGACAGCAGCAGACCAATATCAGCCTTTTGCAGAACTTCAAGCATATTGATTTGCTCCTGCGTCAGATATGGGCGGATGCTGGTCTTTTTCTCAATACCATGAAGCACTCTGAACTGCTTTGCCGTCATGCCAAGTACAATACGGTTGAGCATATCGCATTCATTGCTGAAGTGATAAGGCTTCGGGTTGTCGTTGATAAGACGGATATTCTCGGTAAGCAGAGGAAATTCCTGCCTTGCCGATACAAGCGTTCTGATGAAAGACTCCATCTCGTTGAAACGGCGTATGTACAGTTCCTTGAACTGTGCCGCCTTTTTACCACGATAGCCCATTGCCAGAAAGACGAAACCGTCACGGGTCATAATGTAACACGGCTGCTTATGTCCCTGTTCGTTGATGTATGCCGACTGCACAAAATTGTGCAGTCGAAATTCCTCCGAGCAATCAAGTTCACGAATATCACGGAGGACAGCTCTGTGTTCCTTTTCAAAAAACAGTGCCACATAGCGGCTGTCTACTCTGGCGGTGTCATGTTTATCGACGAACACGCCGTAATCGTCCATAGGAATCAAATTTTTCATTTCAGTGCCTCCATTCTTTTCTTCGAGCAGGCAGAACAGCAAACTGCCGTGCCATACATATCGCCCATGCCGTCTGCAAATACAACAGACAGGTCAACGGATACTTCCTTACCGCAGTCATGGCAGGTGCAGAACACATTTTCATCGTTCAGCTCTACCTTGACTTCAACAGTGTCATTGATATTTTCCTTTACATAAAACATAGCAAAACCCTCCTAAAATTCTTCTCATTATACAGTCCTTAAAAATATGCTGAAAATTAGCCTGCTCCTAATCTTTTTTATAAAATTCACACTCGTACCCATCAGCCCGCAAGAGCAGCCCCTCTGCCCACTTCGGTGTACGAGCCATCTGTTCGCAGACAACTTGCAGTGACATTCGTCTATCAGCTTCAATAATCATTTCATCGTGGATATGCCCGACGATAAAGCAGTGAGACAATGTCTGTAGGGAATAAAACAGCAAATCACGAGCTATACCCTGAACGATGTTTTCCACGAGCTTGCCGGAGTATGTCTCCAGCCGCTGCCACTTCTTTGATGTGCCGACACCGTCATAGGTAATAGATTCACCGCCAAAACGGTTCTCTTCAATACGTGGCTTTACATAGGCAAGCCGTCTGCCGGAGGGGAGTTCAATAAACAGAAATCCAGATTCATAGCTGAATTTGATACCGTGTGTTTCTGTCTGCGTTTTGCCGCCGACTGCCTTGATAGCCATCCTCTCCACGTCCCACCAGAGCTGTACGATGTTGGGTGATGCCTTCCGCCAATCTGTGACAATCTGCGTCAGCTCATTATCTGAAAGTCCCATAGCGTCTGCACCGAACGCCTTCATAGCACCTACGCTGCCGCCATAACCACACGATAATTCGGCACATTTACCTTTCTGCCGCAAATGTCCGTTCACGCCATGTTTTACAACAGGAACGCCGAACATCTTTGATGCCGATGCACAATAAATGTCCTCGCCATTAGCAAAAGCGTTCATTCTCCACTGTTCGCCTGCAAGCCATGCAATGACACGGGCTTCGATAGCAGAGAAGTCCGCTACGATAAATTTATAGCCTGCTTTCGGTACAAATGCCGTGCGTATTAACTGTGACAGCGTGTCGGGAATATCCTCATAGAGAAGTTCCAGAGCTTCCATATCACCGGAAAGAACGAGATTTCGTGCCGATTCTAAATCGGGAATATGGTTCTGCGGTAAATTTTGCAATTGTATAATCCTGCCTGCTTCCCGACCTGTACGATTTGCACCATAAAACTGAAACATTCCTCTTGCACGACCATCCGAGCAGACTGCATTTCGCATTGCTGCATACTTTTTGACCGAGGATTTGGAGGTTTGCTGTCGGAGCAAAAGAACCTCACGAATTTCCGGCGGAACTTTATCTATCAGTTCCTGCACTTCCTTTTTGCCGAGGGATTCTATTTCTACGCCGTGCGATTTCAGCCAGCCTTTCATCTGCTGCACGGAGTTTGGATTTTCAAGTCTTGTCAATTCGCACAGCTTTTCAGTAAGATGCTGTTTTGCACAATCGCCGATACGAATTGCATTATGGACAAGCGGCAAATCAAGCTGAATGCCGCGGTCGTTGATTTCCTGATCAAGGTGGTATTCCTTCCATACGAAATCAGGAACAGGGAAACGGCTTATTTTCCTCTCGATTCCCATTTCCGTCTCCACGTCACGCTTGTTGTATGCCTTGAAAACCGCCCACTTATCAGGAGCATCGGACGGAACATGAAACAGCGGTTTATCGCCGTCATAGGCATAGGGGACACAAAAATACTTGATGAGAGCTTTGCCCTCTGTCATTTTCTGCTGTTCGAGTTTCAATACAGAGCCGACACCAGCCAACGTCAGAGGCAATCCAAGGTAAGCGGACGCTGCCATAGAGCAGTGCCAAGAATCAGGACTAAGATAATTACCGACAGAATCCTGCGGAATGCTGTAACTGTGGAAAATATCGGGATAATTGCGTTTCAGCCAGACCGACAGGCATACGCGCTCAAAAGAAGCGTTGAAGCTGTGCTTTGTGACAGAATCGTCCGTCAAGGCATGAAGAATATCATCGGGGAGCGACTCACCGCTGGCAAGGTCAATGACCTTCACCGGAGAATCGTCCACAGAATATGCGAATAACAAAATATCGAAATAAGGAGAATCGGCGTAGCGGTACACACCTGATTTCGTTAAATCAACATCGCTCTTTGTTTCTAAATCCAAAAGCAAAGTACTTATAGCCATGAGAATGACTTCCTCCTTTTTATGCAAGATATTGTAGACGGTGATACATTGAACATAACAGCCAGCTCAGTGCCTTTTATACCGCAAGTCAGACCAAACCTTATTGCATCTACATCATCGATTGAAAGTTTCCGCCAGCGTCCGCCCTGCCAATACACATCAAGTATATTTGCAGTTCTCGTACCATATCTGAGATTTTCTAAGCGATTGTCAGTAGGATCACCGTTGTTATGGAGGACTTCCATTCCTTCCGGTGGATCACCCACAAATGTTTTCATGATAAGTTGGTGGACGGGCTGTCCGATACCACCATGTTCGAGAACAACAGAAACATGACCATTCTTGCAAAATCTCCCCGGACGCAGAATGCGCCCCTTCATCGGACGGTAGTAATAAGACTTTGAATAGGGGCTTCTGCCACGAATCATTCTATCCAAACTCCGTATTCTGCCTTCTGTGCTTGCTTGGTATTTCCCTTCATATCCGGGAATATCTTTCCAAACTTCCATATCATCACTTCCTTAGAACCCACCCACGGTTCACACCGCAAACGCCCACCCGTCTGTACCAGTCAATTATGAAAGAAAATCATCGTCGTCATCGTCTGCAAAATCGTCCTCTGCACGTGACTTGCCGCCCAGCGGCTCACCATCACGGAGCTTCTGGAGATTGTTCAGACCGCAGGCAATTCCACGGTTGCCATTGGTATTGAATGCGTAGAAATTAATGCTTGCACGACCGTAGATACCGCTGTAAAGTTCGCTGGTATCGAGAATCGGCTGGCAGTCGGCATCTACGACACCGGGCTTTGTTGCGCTGTTTGCGTTGATGAAGTAGCTGTCTGCGTAAGCCGAGTCGTCCGGTCTTTCTTCATCGCCGTCACGAAGAGGCGTTTTGAGCATCTTCAGTGCGGGAACAGACTTGCCGTTTCCCTTGAGTTTGGACTGTCCCTCGTCATAAGCCGCCTTGATTGCTGCTTTGCACTTCTCAATTGTCACGGTATCACTCTTCGGAATGATGAGGGAGACGCTGTACTTCGGAGTACCGCCGTTGATGCTTTTCGGCTCGTTTACAATGAGATAGCTGAAACGAGTATTTTTGCCTGTGACCACCTTTGTCGGATTCATAATCTTTGCCATAATAAAAGCTCCTTTATTCTTTAAAATCTTCTGCTGTGGGATTCCACGCTTTCCGTTTATCGGAATCGGGAACCAGTGTCGGTTTGCCCTGTGGTTTCTCAATAAGAGAGCTGAGCAGGGTATCAAATTTTTTCTTGCCGAGCAATTTTGTCATTGCGGTCACGCCCATGAGCTTCTTTTCAAATGGGTCATATCCTGCATCCGTGACAACTGCCGCAACGGCATCATCATTTGTGTATCTTCGGTTGGAGCGACCTTCCACGATCTTATATCCGGGGAACTCCTTACCGCTGATTGCCTGTTCAAGTGCATATGTTTTTACATCGTTTACCCAACCGATAAAGGTGTCCGCACGATTGAGAATCATGCTGATTTCATCATCGGAAAGTGTATCAGGAACGGCAAAGTCGTACTGTGCCATTTGGAGATTGTACTCCGCACGCCTGCGGCAGGTTGCCTTGACCTTGCAGAACTGACAGTGTTTGCCTGCCTTGTATTCGCCCCCACCATTGGCGGCAAGAACTGCTGCCGGAACGAGGATTTTTTCTGCCCATTCGAGCAGCTCTTCTTTGGTAATTTCGGCAATGCTGATGTTGTCACGTCTGGGCTGAAAAATAATCATGCGGACGGTCTGAATGTCGTACAGGCTTTCAAACAGGTTTAATGCACCTAATGCGTACATTCTCATCTGCGGATTTTCCTCTGCTTCTACTAAAATTCCCAGTCCATACTTGAAATCTATTACCGTAAGCATACCGTCAGCTACGATAATACAGTCGGCTGTGCCGAAGCTCTCTGCCACCCAACGGGTAAAATCAAGACGCTGTTCTACAAGGACAAGCGGGTCGGAGCAGTTCTGCTTTGCCGTTTCGACCTGCTCCATGACAAATTCGCAGTAAGTATCGCTGCATTCCGCCATTTCCTCATCGAAGTATGTCAAATCTTCAGTGGGGTCTCGAACCCTGTGTCCGAGAGCCTTTTTTACCTTGTACTCGCAGAGGGCGTGTGCGTCTGTACCTTGTTGAGCATAGCTGCTGGATGTATCCTGTTGTACCGCATTTTCTTTTGCGGACGGCGGGCAGTTGATCCAACGCTCACTGCTGGATGGCGCGAGAAGTGCGTGATTACCCGGCATTTGCAATCACCTTCGCTTCTGCAAGCAGTGCTGTGTAGTCCGACTCTGCCACATCGGAGAGCTTGTCTGCCCCGAATTTCCGGAGCAGTTCCTTGACTTCAGCAGTATGACCATTGCGGGAAATCTCCGACAGACGGCTGCGGAGTTCTACAAAAGTAACAGTCTGCTGTTCAGGTGTCGGCTGTTCCTTTGCAGTGGTTTCCTGTGGCTCGTCCTTTTCGGAATCGTAGATGGTCTCGAATGTGTTGAGATACTCACTTGTGATTTTCTCTGTCAGCGCAGTTACTGCTTTCGTCAGTGCGTTCAGAGAATTAATCAGTTCGAACATTTTGTCCATGGTTTTCACCTCTTCATCTTTTTTTGATTGGGAATCATTCCTTCTCACCATACAGTCCTCGGATCAGCCTGAAAAATTAGCCCCCTCAAAAAACTTTTTTATAATTTCCATAATTCTTTTTTTGTGAGCAGTAACTGTCGGTGATGACATACCGAGGATTGCGGCGGTTTCCTTCACATTGAAACCTCGCAGATAATGAAGTTCATAAACCTGTTTCTGACGTTCTGACATAGTTTCAACAGCCGCACGGAGCATTTCTACTTCCGGAGATACTTCACTGCCGTCAGGAATATTTTCAATAGCGGCTTTCTCAGAATCATGTTCATCATCAGACATCACATAGTCAATGGAAAGATTCCAATTTCTTGGTGCTTTCTCACCGGGATGAGCGTTTTCCCATTCCTTTACAGCCTGCTTTTCTTCAGCGGTCAGTTCAGGACGACCGTTTTTCAGGTTGTTGCGTACTTCTGCATCATCCAAATGATGCAGAAGTACAATAAACTCTTCAGTAATACCGTCTTTCCCCGGTATCAGGGTAATTGTGCTGCCGTCATAAATCGGATAGGTGTATGTAGTCCTTTTGGCGGCTGGCGTTTTGCGTACTCTCAGTTTTTCAGCTTTTTTCTCATAAATTGGCATAAAAAATTCCTCCATTGTCTTGAATGGAGGAATCACCCGGCTGCAAAATGGCATAACAAATCAGACTGCACTCCAGAAGGGATTTCACTCCATTCGGTTTGCAGCCGTCAAGCTCAAATTGACAGCCTTGTTATTCTATTGTCCCACACAGCCTGTTGAGCAACCGGTGTCAGTATGTATGAGTCAGCAGTTTAACGTCATACTGGGGACATAAATAGACGGAAAAGTCAACCCCTCCCGTTATTCATGGAAAAAGTAGAGGTTAAAACGAACGGTTTTTGTAACTTTGTAAATTTTGCGTAAAATCACTTCCGCCCTCTTAAAAAATTATATCAAATGTGATATAATATAATCAAATCTTTAGTTTTCATGTCAAATTAGGAATAATATATTGAAAAGGAATATGAATATGTCAGAATTGAATTTCCAGTTACTTGAAGAAAATATCCGTATGCTCCTTGTGAAAAACAATATAACGCAGCAGAAACTCGCAGAAATTGCAGGTATGACGCAGGCTAACGTAAGCAAAGCATTGAATCGTAACGAAAAGAAACGTTTTACTCTTGATCAGGTATATAGAATTGCACAGTACTTTGAAGTATCTATTGATAGCCTTGTAGGGAATCCAGCTGAAAATTCAGCAGGTACAAGTCCACGTGATGCCTTCCGTTTCATTACAAAGTTTCTCTCTGCTGGAAAATTGAGGACTGCTGAATTGACAGTAAAAGAGACAAAATATGAGCAGGAATATGGTAATGGCTTAATGGAACACAAACCACGAGAAATTGATGACACATATCCCGTTTTCTTCTTTCCGGATTATGAAAGGTTCTCCGATTATAAGTTATCAGATCAAGACGAAGTCGACTTACATATGGAGTTTTGTGCTTGTGGAAACGATACAAGATTTCTATATCTGAACGAAATATTGAAGAAGATGATACCACTGATTGCACAGTACAGGGACGGTGATATTCCGGAGGAGGCTTTTCAAATGATTGTTGATGGATACTTAAAGCAGTTGATGTGAAGTTGAAATAGTCTTACAAAACAAAAAGCCGGAGTTACCTACTTTGCCCATAAAAGGCTTGGTAGATAACTCCGGCTTTAGCTCCACGATACAAAGATTCGGGGCAGTTTGCGGTAGTTTCTATAACTTACTTTTGTGCGGATTTTGCAGTTTCTACTTGGTAAACCACATCTTCCCAAGGAATTTTTTCGAACTGCTTCTTATCCGTTTTCTTCTCAAGAAAAATCTTTCCGTCTTCAATGACAACATCGCAGAACCGAGGTGGAATCGGTTTGTCACTATGAAGATTTCTTATGGCTGTTTTTGTCATTCATAATTCTCCTTTCTCAAAATGGCGTGTCTTCTGTATCATCCTCTGTATCATCCTCTATATCATCTTTCATATAAGAGTCAATAGCGTACATGACATCATTGTTAACTTTCGGGTGTTCCATACGCTCCTTGACCACAGAAAATAATGCTTCAAGGAGAGGAGCAATCGGAGTATCGTCTTGAGATGCGACCAATAGCTGGCTACCATTATGCGGAACATACATCCATGCTTCCACAGCATATGCAGAAGGATCATTGATTCTACGGACGCTTTTTGCAATATCCATAAGATAAAGTGTTGTACCATTCTTCAAACGCAAATTGAAACAATCTCCGTTTATGCAAGTATGCGGTCCGAACGTCTTTGAATTGAAAACAATCCGAGTCACTTCTTCTGGATATTCACATTCTGTTTCTTCATAGAATGTTTCTTCAGCAAATAGAGGATGGTATATCACTCCATAATAATCGGGCTCTATTCTGTTAAGATTAAAAGCACTTTCTCTGTTCCAATTAAGTCTGTCCTGCAATGTATCAGTTTTCAATTTATCAAAGAAACTGACAATGTATTGTTCCGTAGGGGTTAATCCTGTAAGATCAACTGATATAAGCGTATCAATGCAGACTTTCAGTAATTTTGCTGCAGTAACAATAAACTCCATGCTTGGTTCAGCAGTATTTCCTTCCTTTTCAAGTCGAGACATATACCCTAAACGAATTCCAGCTTCTTTTTCAATCTGACCGATCTTCACATCAGGCTTTTGCCGTAACAACTCACGAATGTTTGAAAAGCAAAGAGTCTTGTTGAAGTTTTTACAGTTTTCTAAAAGGGATTCAAGTTGGCTGAGAAAGCCTGCCCATTGAGTACGTTCTTTTTCAAGTTTTTTATACTTAGCTTTAATTTCTTCTTCAGTACCATATTCTTCGGCAATTCTATACGCTTCGCTTGAATCTTGCAAGTCAGCCATCATTTCCCATCTTTCAGTAGCTTCCTCAAGACCAGCTATACGAGAATTTAAGTCCTTGATCTTAGATTCTACAAATTGATACTTTTCTGATATTTCCTCTTTTGCGGTGAGTCCCATAGAGGCAGTAGCAATAAAACCCCTAATGGTATCTTTATCATCAATTTTGTCATCAGATACATTTTCATGATTTGACATACAGAAGCCTCCTTTTGCATTTCTTTGCATATAGTATATCATATTTCGCACCATTTGTCAATAGGTGCAAAAATTATTTTTAATTGCTCAAATTTGCAATTTTACGCCCTGCAAAAAGGAATATTACTATAAATGAGCATCCCTAAAAAATGCACAAAAAGATAGGACAACAGTCCCAAAAAGAGTTATAATGTACTTGTGACCATACATTAACTCAAAGGAGTGTTGCCCTATGAAAACAAGTATACACTATTCTGAAGAAATTTGCAAGAGATTGGAAGCAAAAAAATTGACGGAAACCATTTCGCCCTATGCGATGGAATACAT